CGGTGGCGTCGCCCTTCGGGTAGCACCACCAGATTTCGCCGTAACGCGGCACCTTAAAGCCGAACACCTTCGTCGCGTATCGACGGTTCAGGCCGTCGAAGAAGTAGTTCAGGTTCATGGAGTTCGGTACTTCGCGCACAACGCCGTTGAACATCAGGAACCGATCAACCCCGGCCCAGAAGTAGACGCCGTCATAGTCTACCACGCAGCCCGGCGAGAGGATCGAGGTGTCGGTCGCCACCACGTCGAACTGAAACACCGTAGCGCCACCCGTGAAGGTGGCGCGGATAACCGCATCAAAGGCCCAGAAGATGCCTGCGGGGGCCGTGCCGGAGCCAGCGCGCAGCGGCAGCCCCTTGATGATCTTTTGGCCCCAGACGCGAGCCAAGCCAGCGCCGCTCCCAAAGTCGGTCAGGTTGGTCGGCTCGCCGGGAACAGACCAGCCAATGATGCCGTCGGTGCCGTAGTAGAACATGTAGGGGTGCAGCGAGACGATGCCGCCGGTGGCGTTGGCGTCAGGCGGCAAGTTCACGCTGAGCAGGTCTCCGGTGCCGAGAACCTCGCCGAAGAAGATTTGGCCGCCCGAGGAGTTGCAGATGCAGTCTAGGTTCGGCGCCACGTGGGCCATCAGGTAGTTCTGATTGGTGGACGAATCGTACTGATAGTCGAACATCCACATGTTTTCGGAGCTGACCGCGATAGCATCCGACCCGTTGACCATGTTGGTCTTGCTCGTCGTGATCGTCGTGGCAGTCACGACCACCTCGCCGTTGGAAGCAGAGCCAGTGGCCGAGGCGGTGATTGTGATCACAGCGCCCGCAGCCGTCGCCGTGTAGTTCGGGGTCGAGGCAAATGCCGTGATGTTTGAGGCCACCGCCGTCGCCGTCGTCGCAAGGTTGGTCGTAAACGCAACGGCACCAGACATGATCTCAACGTCGTTGATCTTGATGCCATCAACGGAGCCAGACGCGCCGCCGGTCAGGGTGACGGTGCAGGTGCCAGCTACAGCAACAGGCGTCCGATCGGTGACGATTGAACTGTTGCCGGTCGAGTCGAGGGTGAAGCGCTCAAGTTTGCTTCTGCCGCCTGAGTGACAATAGACATACTTCATCTGCGAGAAGGTGCTGAAGCCTCGGCTGATCTCGGTCAGGTATTTCTGCGTGGCCTTGTAGCCACCCATTTTACGCGGCAGACCGCGCTGCCAGCGCACCCACTGGCCGTCCACGTAGAAGTCGCCCTCAAACTTGGTCCCATCCCGCTTGATGCCGGGGCTAGACTTGAGGACGATCGTCGTGTCGACCATTAGAAGCTCCCGCCGTTGACGGTGCCCACAGGCGCGGGCCCGAGCGCGGCCCAAGCTGCAGCCTGATCCACGGCAGTGAACACGCCGATGCCGACCGACGTGCCGCCGAGGTTGATAATCGCCGCGCCTGCGGTGGTCGCGCCTGTGCCGCCCTGAGAGACGTCGAGAGGGATTGAGACGCCTGCCGTGTCAGCGTCCAGCACGTCGGTGCCGTCAGAATAAAGGATCGCACGCTGGTTCTGAGCGACGCTCACACCGAGGCCAGCGGGCGTCTTGACGGTCAGCGTGTAAGAGCCGGTGGTCCGGTTATCGACCCAATACTGCTGCACCGTGGCGGGCACGATGATGTTGCGGTTGCCCGTCAGCAGGCCCGTGAAGCGATATGCCACGCGGTTGAGTTCGGTGCCGACCAGCGTGTAGTTGCCCGTCCCGGCGACATCAATCACGGTGTAGTCAAAGGCAAACGTCGCCGATTGGCCGAAGCCGATGGTATAGAAGTTGGCGCCGTCGCAGGCGATGATGGCAGACTCGCCCGGCTGGAAGCTCAGGAACGAGGCTCCGTTGATTAGCGAAACGCCGGGAGCGTCGGCAGAGATAGCCCCGCTGCCCGAGTTGCGCAGGTAGACAAACCAGTTGTTGCCGACCGTGACCGGGTCTGGCAGCGTCAGCGTGCCGCCCGCGCCCGTCCAGTTGAACATCTTGGCGCGGTCAGCCAGCGTGGTGGTGTAGTTGGAGTTGAACGAGGTGACCGGGACCGACTGGCTCAAGAGAGCGCCAACAGCGACGATGCCCGTGCCAGCGAGAGCCGAGGCATTGGCCACCGAGGTGGTGGCGCCATACTGCAGAGAACGCCAGACACCAGCCGCCGTTGAGTTGTTGGTCAGGTAGATTTGCCACAGCGTGCCAGCCGCTACCGTGACGACCTGCACGCCCGTCGCGTCCCGCACCGTGAAGGTGTTAGCGCCACGGTTGTTAAACAGGATGGTATTGCCGGTGCCGGTCTTGCTGGCGTCGGGCAGGATGATGCTCAGCCCGGTGGTGGACGGGGTAACGTCCATGATGCGGGTGGCAAGGTTGACGTTGGTTGACGTCTCCTCGGGCCAGCTGAGCGTGATGTCCGTCGTCAGGGCAACGGAGCTGTAGCTGATCTCGCTGGGGTAAATGTTCGCGCCGCCGAACACATCTGTGTAGATAGGCATTACGCTTCGCTCCTGTTAGCCGAACGATCCATGATGCGCTTCAGGTCTTCTCCGTTCAGAGCCTGAGCGGAACGGTCGTACATCCCTTGCCAAGTCTGAATGCGCTCGTCTTTCTTCAGGAACGGTGCCGCCTCAAGCAGCGCCGCATAAAGCAGAAGGTCCGGAGCGTATTCAGTAAGCCAATTGGTTTGAAAGTCATCGCCCAAGAAGCGAGGTTGCTCGTAGTAGAGAACCTCAAGCGTCTGGGCGGTGGCCGGGGTGGGGGTGATCAGCCAGTGCTGGTAGTCGTAGTCAGCATAGAACTGAGGCGCGCTGGTTTGGGCCTCATTGGGCCAGTAGCTGCGGCAGTATTCATACGAGCGGGCGAAGATCGGCGAGCCGTTGACGGTCATGCTGATCGTGTCGCGCCACCGATCGGGCTTGAGGTAGACCGCGACGCCCACCTGCAGCGGGGTCTGCACCGCGCGGATAAAGCCTTGGATTTTCAGCTCACGCGCAATCCGACGCTCGCCCAGCGTGATCAAACGGGGCAGCTGCTCATAGACGATCTGATCGCTCTCAGCGGTGAAACCACGCTCAAGATAACGGCGCACGTCCGTTAACAAGCTGTCATAGGTCATGCTGTATGCCATGCGGACTCCGGATTTAGTTTCCGCTGGCTGTTGCAGCATGCGCCCGTGCGGTGAATTATAGCCTTGAAAGGCAGTGAGAGGCAACCCAATTTAGCGCGCCCCGGATTAACGGCAGCCCGCGTCGATCAATTGGATTAGATGCGCGCCCGTGACAACCGATAGAAGCCCGCCATCGTGAGCCAGTGCCGCCGCGTGGTCCGTCCTTGCAGCCTCTGTGCCATCACATATCGCCATTTCGCTTGCCGCGCTCACGCAGCCAGTCACGGGCAATGTCAGCATCAGACATGCGACCAACGTCATCCATGCGCTTTCTCGTTTCAACATAGCCCTCAAGCTCCTCTTGCTTGGCGTCAGCCTGCGCTGACTTTCTGCCGCTGAAATAACTGGCCACCAGCGCGGAGATGAAAATCCCCACGCCGATGGCGTACATTTTGAGGCGTGCGAAGATCAACGGATGCCCTCCGCCCACTTCTTCAGCCGCTCCCGCATGACCCAAGCGGCGGCCACGATCACGATGCCCGCGAACACCAGCGCGACGATCTGGGCGTTGCCATCAAGAGACCCAACGGCAGCGATGCCAGCGCCAGCGCCAGACGCGATCTGCACGGCAGAAGCCTGCACGGTGGTTGACTGCACCGGGCTGCTGCGCCCCTTGGACTTGATGCCAACGGGCGTCAGAAACAGCATCCGCTCAGCCTCACGGCGGCGCTTCAAGCCATTGAGAACCTTGCCGCCAGCCTTGTTCCAAAGGAGCATGGCATCCGCCGCCTTGGCCTTGTCGCCTGCATTGAAGTGACGCAGGGCCGAAGACTTTTTGAATGCGCCGGGTCCGATGTTGTAGGCCAGCGAGACGAACGCGCCAAACTCGTTCTCGTTGATGGGAGCGGTGATCAGCGGCGCAATCTTTTCCGCAAACTTCTTTATGCTTTGGTCGAGGTATTTCTCAGCATCCTCTTTGCTGATCGTCATGCCCTCAACCGGCGTAATGCCAACGCCCGCGCTGGCAGTCGTGCCGTAGCCGATCGTCCACACCCCAGCCGGGCATTTGTAAGCCTTCGCTCGGAAGCCCTCAAACTCCTTGACCAAATTGATGGTCGCCTGATTGACTTTCATCTTCTCAAACTCCTCTCAGTGCGTTGTTTGTTTTGGTCATATCAGCCTGCGTGTAAGACTGGTAATTCCGCTGCAAGTGCTTTGGCATGGGGATTTCTTGAATCTCCGCGCCAGTCTCAGAGGCAACCTGCCGAGCCACATCCATAAACGACACCGCAGTTCCAGTTCCGACATTGTACACGCCCAAGACGGGTAGGTCAAAGAAGCGCTTGTGAATGTCGATAACGGTTTCGACCGGGACGAAGTCGCGCCGAAAATTCTCGCTGCCCTCAAACACCTTGATCACACCGTCAGCAGCCTGCCGCCGGAAGAGACTGTGCGGCGATGGCTGATCCTTGTGATCCTCGTGCGGTCCATAGACGTTGAAGTAGCGGAACAACTGGACAGGAACCGACCAGTTATGACGCTCAACGTATTTCTCCACGATGAACTTAGACAGCGCGTAAGGGTTCAGTGGCTGCGGCTTGTCGGTCTCAACGAAGGTGGTGTTGTCGGGGCCATAGACGGCAGCCGACGAGGCGATCTGGATGGGGATGCCACGCTCATCGCAGGCCGTGATAAGGCGCACGGAAGAGATGACGTTCTGCTGCAAGAGCGCATCCCAATCCCGGCATGCCGTGCTGCTGATGGCGCCGAGGTGGATAACCCTGTCGATACCGTCAAGGTTAGGCTCGCCGTCGCCCCACTCGTGGCCCACGGAACCCGGCAGCGCGTCCATCATATTCTGGCCGATGAAGCCCCTATGTCCGGTGATCAGGATAGGCATGTGCCAGCCTCGCGCGCTGCAGGGTCGAAGACAGGCCATGCCTCCGGCTGTTGTAGTGGATGTGGACGCCGAGGCTCTCACAGAGTTCCCGTCCCGTGAAGGCCTTGTCCCGATACTCCTCGCCCAAGAACCGAATTTTGGGCCGCACCAAGGCGATGATCTGGAGCAGCTCCTCCTCGGTCTGGTACGGGATGATCCTGCCAACGTACTTGATGGCCGAGAGTTGGATATACCGCTCAGACAGGGGCTGCACGGGCTTTGACTTCTCAACCCGCTCGGTGCTCGGGTCAACGTGCAGGCCGCAGATCAGCGTGTCGCACAGCGACGCAGCCTCCTCCAGCATTGAGATATGCCCGGCGTGGATCAGGTCGAAGGCCGACGCGGTGAAGCCTAGAATAGCCATTGTGCCTTATCATCCACCCATACATCGTACGAAGGCTTTCCCATCCACAGGTGATGGTATTTGCAGCCCCACTGATCCAGCTGCCTCTTCGTCAGTTCCGACCAGTCGGTGCCAGATGACATGCCTCGGGCCGTCCAGTAGACGATCTCGCAGCCCTGATCGTAGAGCGCGTTGACCTTCGAAATCCGGTCAGCGTAGGGCTCAGCGTCCGGGTAGGAGCTTGCCGTCTGGGTGCAAATCGTCCCGTCGATGTCAATTACGTATCGCATAGACACCCGGCTGCGTGCATGCCTGTGCGGCGTAGTGGTTGGCAGCCTCAAGGGCTGAGCGCATGTCGCCCCACTTGGTGTAGTGGTAGGCCAGCGCGGCAAGGAAGGTGTCTCCGGCGCCGCAGACGTCCACCACGTCAACCTTGGGTGCCGGGAAGTTCTCGCCCCTGTACCAGCAGCCGCCAGCGCCGCACGTCACGATCAGATCGTCCGGCTCACTTTTCAGCTTGTCATGCTCGACGCTGTTGATCTTGAAGATCGGGCCAGAGAGCGGCTTCAAATGCGTTTTCTTGGTGTCAACGAAGATCGGGCCACGGTAGGCGTTGATGAGGGCCAAGAGGTTGTCTTGGGTGATGAAGCCCTTGCTGTAGTCCGACACGACGATGGCGTCGAACTTCGAATAGAACTCAGGCGTGTTGACCTTGTAGGGCTGGCTCTGAGTGTCCTGATCCACGCGCATGAGCTGGGTCACCCCATCTTCGGCATAGAAGCGCGTCTTCTTGGAATATGGCTCAGACGGGAAGTGAACGGTGACGTCGCAGAAGGCGCGAAGGTTCTCGGCCACGTTGGCCGCCATGCCGGGTGATCGGCGCGTGTGGGTCTGCCGCAGGAGAGTGGCCGCCGCCTCGGGGTTCTTCCGCTCCGTCGTCCCGTAGACGTAAATGTCCTCGCAGACGTCGCCGATCACGAGGATTTTCATGCCTGACTGTCTCCCGGCAGGACGCGGAAGTTGTCCTCGACAGTGTCACGGCCTGAGACTTCAATGATGACGCCGGGGCCAGTGACGCACTGCAGTTGGTGAGGCAGGAGGGGCGTATTGCGCCAGACATCGCCCTTGCGGAGATACTGAGAGTGCGGCGTCGCGGTCTTGGTGTCTATGGTCGTGAGTTTGAAGACGCCCTCAAGGACGTACCACGTTTCGTCCTTGTCCCGATGAAAGTGCATCGAGAACTTCCTCCCCGGCTCGAAGCAGAGAAGTTTCCCACAGTAGGTCTCCGTCGAGGCAAAAATCTCCTCGTGTCCCCAACCCTTTTCGACGCGCATGTTCAATAATCCCTGTCGTTGATTTGTCGGCAACGTAAGGGATTACGACGACCTTTGCCAAGTCTCTTCCGACAATATTATTTGCGCTATAGTCACCGCCTTTAGTGATGACGTCAGGATGCAGGCTTTTGATCAGCTCGTATGGGGTATCCTCGTCGAAGATCACGACCTCGTCGACGCAGGCCAGCGCCCGCAGAACCTCGGCCCGATCCTCTTGGGAATTGATGGGACGATCCTGCCCCTTGATCCGCCGGACGGATGCGTCAGAGTTCAGGCCGACGACCAGCCTCGTACCGAGTGCTTTCGACGCCTGCAGGTATCGGATGTGGCCGACGTGCAGGATGTCAAAGCAGCCGTTGGTGAAGACTAGCATGTGCGCTGGATCGCCACTTGATAGCCGCCGGGCGTCTCCAGAACCTTCAAGCGGTTCCAGTTGCAGGCGATGAAGGCATCAACGGCCTGCTTCGGGCTGTCGTGGATGCTCTCGCCGTACCGCCAGCTGACCGCGTCGTCGAAGACCATGACGCCGCCCACGCGCAGGAGTTCGAACCCCAGAGCCGCATCAAGGAGGACGTCCTTGGCGAAGTGTGAGCCATCGACGTAGATCAGGTCAGCCACGACTCCACGCTGTTTGAGTTCAATCAGGCCGTCCAGAGAGGGCTTGTCGAGGTGTTCGACTTCGGGGAACTCGGGCAGGAAGCTGGTGAAGACATCGCGGGCCGATGTCACCGTGGTGTCGGTCAGGTTCTCTGATGCCGCGAACGGGTCGATGGCGTAGTGGCGGTAGACCCCCGAACCTCTGAGCAGGCTGGTCAGGTTGAAGGTGGTCTCGCCCTCAAAGACGCCGATCTCAATGACGGTGTTCGGGATCAGGACTTCGTTGAAGATGCGTGAGAGGGTCGCCTTGGTGTGGTCATGGAAGACGACAGAAAAGTTCACGTATCCAGCCTATCGTTGCGAAGGGTGCTCCTGCCCTCTTTCGGGCGGCCCAAGATCGTCGTCTCTTGGTCTTTCACGTCATATGCGAAGACGCCCATCTGGTGAATGGGGAAAATGTCGGCGCGCAGCAAAATATCAAGCGGGGCGTTGATCCCGTACTTCAGGACGTGGGCCAGCATGTTCTTGGCCACGGCAGGATCGACGGCATAGGCGTGGGCCCGGCAGATGAAGTGGTAGTTCGGCCCCTCGCTGGCGTGCGGCGGCGTTGGCATGACACCCCAGCCTTGGTTTACCTGCTCGTTGCTGCCCAGATAGCAGATCGAGTTGAAGACGGCGTGCTGCGTGTAGGGCTGCACCATGACGGCGTCATGCTCAAGGATCACGAGCGGGCGGTCTTCCAACACGCACTTCTGCCAGAGGCTGATGTGGCTCAACGCGCAGGCCACCTCGCCTCGGGTCATGTAGTGGTCGGTGACCTTGACCATGGCCGGGACGCCGCCGTGGTGTTCTGGCGGCTGGATCGGGTTCTGGATGCCGTCGTAGGCGTCCCAATATTCCCACGGCATGCCAGCCAGATCGCAGCTCTCGGCGGCTCTCTTTGCCTTGACCTCGGAGGGCTCGTGGCCCCTGACCCGGATGATGTACGCCTTGGTGACCGTCTGGTCGTAGCCGTAGTTGAGGGATTTCACGGGTTAGCCTTTGGTGATGGCGAGGGTAGAGGTGCTGCCTGCCGCAACCTGAAACCAGTTGGTCAAAGCTCCAATCTGGACAGGGCTGGATTTTGTAACGGTGGTAGCATCACCGAGCTCTCCACTACCGTTTTGACCACACCCCCATAGAGTGCCATCTGTTTTCACAGCCATGAAGCCTAAAATGGCGGCTGAAACCTGCGCCCAGTTTGTCAAAGCGCCAACCTGAACAGGGCTAGAACGGCTAGTGGTGTTATTTTGACCAAGTTGGCCGTCGTTATTGGAACCCCACGCCCAAAGCGTGCCGTCGGTTTTTATGGACGAGGAATGATTTGATCCCACCGAGACTCGCGCCCAGTTTGTGAGAGCGCCAACCTGTACAGGGCTAGAGCGGTTGATGACTGTGCCATCGCCAAGTCGACCGCTGCCGTTGTTGCCCCAAGACCATAGGGTGCCGTCTGTTTTAATGGAAGCGCAGAAGTTTTCACCCGCAGAAACTTGACGCCAGTTTGTGAGTGTTCCGATTTGAACAGGGCTAGAGCGATATGTTACGTTGTTTTGACCAAGTTGGCCGTTGTTGTTGTATCCCCAAGCCCACAAAGTTCCATCACTTTTCGTGGAAGCAGTATGAGAGTTTCCTGCCGACACTTGTGACCAGTTTGTAAGGCTCCCAACTTGAACAGGGCTGGAGCGGCTGATGACAGTTCCATCGCCGAGTTGGCCCTTGCCACCATAACCCCACGCCCAAAGAGTGCCGTCTGTTTTTGTGGACAATGAGTGGCTTGACCCAGCCGAGGCTTGTGACCAGTTCGTGAGAGCGCCAATTTGGACAGGGCTGGATCGGTTAATTGCAGATCCATCACCAAGTTTTCCAAGCGAGCCAGAGCCCCACGCCCAAAGAGTGCCGTCTGTTTTTGTGGACAATGAGTGGCTTGACCCAGCCGAGACTTGTGACCAGTTCGTGAGAGCGCCAATTTGGACAGGGCTGGATGCGGAGATAACATTGTTTTGACCAAGCTGACCGGAAGCTCCAGAACCCCAAGCATAAAGCGCCCTTGGCAACACAGGCTTCGGCCAGATGTCCGCTTTTTCCCCCGCCAAGACATCCGCCAGAGTCCAGACCCCGGACGCACTGCCACCCTCCCCCGCAACCGGGGGAGTGATCGTCGGGGGTGTCTTTCGGATCAGGCCGCCGGGATACCGCTCGGACATGACTTACAGGCCCAGCGCATCCAGCTCGTCATGCGTAGCCGCAGCCTTGATGGCCACGATGTTCGCATCGCGAGTCGCCTTGGCAGCCGCAGCAACGGCGGCGTCGTAGAAGTCATCCGGGTTGTCGTTGACCTCCTTCGCCGCCTCGGCGTTCACGACTGCGGTATAGGCAGC